TAATCCCGCGGATCATTGCGGAAAGGTGGTTAAGAATGGTTGCTTTTGAAGCCGCGATGGTCTTGTTTCGCCTTGTTGATAAAGTAGCAAAGGGATCTAAGAATAACTGAACGTCCAAGTGCAACCATTGCACAAGGTCATCAGATTCTCGGACCCGATGCGCTTTATCAAACTCCAGCTGGAGCTCTGCGATATTTCTTCGCAGGACTCCAAAAGGAGGTAAGGTGAACAGTAACGATTGGGCATCCAACCCTTCAGGCACCAAGGGTAGGAATCTAGATAATTCCAACTGGAATCTATTTAGTTCCTGCACTTGGCGCTTGATGGCTGATTCTATGACTCGAGCCTTGCACTCATTTAAGAGTGTACCGAGAACCTCAGTACTTCTCTTAAAAGAGAAACAAGAAACGAGTCCTCCAGATAGCTCTAAACCAAGGTTATTGGCTTTAAAGCGTCTCTGGAGCTTACTATCTTCTCGCGAAGGTAGTAAAAAGAATCTCCATGCTTTTCTGGCGAGGCGGTCTGACAGACTGCCCCTCCCCAAAAGCATGAAGAACTCAGCCAACAAGCCCCGGGAAACCAAGGAGTGTCCTCGTGGCAACCATCGCGCCTCGACTTCCCTAAACCAGGTCGCCACTTCGTAGTAGGAGATGTGGGAAACCAACTTCGTAGGAAGCTGATTTTTCCATAACTCTTTTCTAATGAAGCGGATAGCCTCGAATAGGGAGCCGAGGGGAGCTCCGGTTACCTCCTCCCCTAAGTGAATCCATCTCTTAGCGAACTCGTAAGTGTCGGATGACACATGCGTTTTCGTTTCAGAGACTTTCACTCCTAACAAATCGAGAATAGCCATATACTCTTTGGCGACGTGTTCGTCTGACAAGACGATATCGTCTCCAAGAAGTACATAGTCTGTCCAATGGATGGACTTACCGGCTCGTTTGGCGCTAAGCCGAACTATCGCATGATGTGAGATTGCAAATGTAGTCCACGAGCTGTATGCTCCCATAGGTTGACCGGCTCCGTATTTCACGGATCCGGCCCCCCTTGGTAGCACATACTCACGGGTACATAACAACTCATACCATGCAGCCGCGTACTCCGGTGAAGTAAGAACAGCTAAGATCGCTCTCTGTATGGTTACAGGGAGACGATCAGTCGCTGAACTTAAGTCACAAGAGTAGTAGGGCCCTCGATTCGGTAGTTTGGTTCGGAAGCTACCTTGATTAAAGGTACAATCCGCTTTGAGGCTCCTCAACAACGCAAACTGCGCTTTATGAAGAGGCTCGAAACAGGATTGCGTCCAATAGTCAAGAATAGCAACGATTCGACATTTGGCCTCCTTGTCCTTGATGTAAGAAAGTCTTGATAAAATGCCTTTGGCTTTTATCTTAACCAACTCACACCAAGTAGGGACGCTGAGTGATCGGATCACACCAATCGTTCGGACTAACTCATCCCCTCCACAGATACGCAGGTTGTCAATCTGCTTTTCTGTAAGGAGGTGAGCGTCCTCGATTGATCCGACCAAAGCTTGCGCATTGGGACCAGATTTGGTTGTGACATGCGGCCGCTCCCATTCGGGAACGGTCAAGCTCCAACCTAAATCCTTCACAATAGCCGTTAGCTCCACTTCCAAACAGGAAGGGTAAGGAGCCGCGGGTAAAGTGATAGGATCGAGGTCAGGGCTCTTCGTACCCTCTATGAGACGAACTAACCCCAAAAGAGTTAGTCCGAGACGTAGATGGGGACGAGACTTGTCGCGGAACAGCTCAACGAGTTGGACCCCCTTCGGGAGTCCGGTTTCGTCGAGTTGAACCCCAAATCCCGGCGACTCACTAAGAGGTTGTCCGCACATGTACCGGGTGCACGCCAGTTTGATCGCTTTGATCCAACCGACAGTGTCCACCGGCCCACGTGTTGACTCCCTCTTAATGATTAGCCGAGTCCATTGCTCAACTACCCCTTTATCAATTCTAACCTTTAAGTATGCCTTATCGAGGAAAGTGATTACGATCCTCGCGAGGTTTAACTTAATGGAAAGCATGATAAATGTGTTAAGGATGTGGACAGATCGCGGTATAAGCCACGGTCTGTCTCGGGTTCATCTTTGGGGATGAATCACCCGGAGCCCCATCTTCAAGGCTCGGGACCGACCCTCCTCAACTTTTACAAGCTGAGAAGGCGGTTTCACCTTGGAGTGCGGTGGTTACCTCGGGGCACTCCTCGGATTATCGCCCCCCATGGGGG